TTTATACTTGCACTAAACACTGCACTTTCTTGACCATATGGCGATTTAGTTTTAATTTGTCCAGTTGGATCAAGTACCATAGCAAATCCGCCATGGCCTTGCATAGTCAACAATTTAATACGTGTAGCATCATTACATAAGAATACATCCATGTTTTGATTATTCAATGGAGTACTGTTAATATCTAATGGATTACTTAGGTAATGACGTCCGTAATTAATAGTTCCAAATAAATGCCAACTATTTGCTGCGTATGTTTGTGTAGCTGTAAATGGATAAATTGTTGTACAATTAATTACGTTACCGCTAACTGTGTTAATTACTGCCTTACCTGCTACAATATTACCGTAACTAGTTGCATTAATAGTAGTAGAGTAATTGTAAACTGTTATAGTGGCAGTTCCGCCACTAGTACCTGCACCTGTTACATTGATAGTATTGATTGCATACACACCATTATATGAAGCAGGAGTCATCCCTTCAATATTAATATTTTGACCAACAATATACGGACTAGATGGCATTAAATTGCCTTGAATAGTCTGGAAAGTCAACGTAGCTACATTTGTGCTAGTGTTTATAGATGCACTGGTTACTTGATATACAGCTTCAGTTAATACCAGACCTGGCCATGTTGAAATGGCCTGTACTCCATTACCAAGCGAAGCAGTAAATGTGCCAGATGTAGCTCCAATAGTTAATGCAGTAGCTGATAACTGAGCATAATCGGTTCCTGCATAATTTATTGGCCCAACTTGTAAGGCATCAATTACACCGTCTCGATAGAAGAATACATTACGCCATGGACTTTGACTGATACGATTTAATGGTCGAATAATTGTACGACGGAAATCATCTCCGCTAATGGTCACGTTTGCTGGAATTTTAATTGGATAGTCTTCGTAATAAATTCCGCTTTCTACAAAAATTGTAATATTTAAATTACTAACAGTTTCGCCATAATCCAAATATTCCCCAACTTGGAAGAATCCTGGTTGTGTTAGATACATGTTAATTGTATCATATGGAACCGTGCTAAGAGGTTGTTTACCGGGAGTGTAACTTATAATTTGTCCAAGTGCATTAGACGAATTACCAATCAATATCTTGCCTGGTATAATATGTACATCTCCGGGTGTTCCTTGATCTACATACCCATTACCGCCGTTATTAAATGTGATACTATAATAACCAGTACCGTATGTACTAGTAGTTATAGCAGGAGCTGCTCCGAGTCCGGTAGTAATAATACTATAGGCAATGTACCATTGACTTGTGTAAGTATTAATGGCAGGAGTAGTTGGGTTATAATTTGTGCTTAATGTAGCATTAGTTTGCTGAGTAACTAGTGTTTGATAGCGTTGAACATTGGTAGTTTGATTTAAAACTTGATATACTAGGCCAACATTACTGCCGCTACCATCACCAAATGCAAATGTTAGTCCATCTATAGTTTCAGTATATTGTGTTCCAATAGCAATACCTTGTGCTGAAGCATTTTTATAATATGCTCGACCTGCATTGATACTTTGATATGTACCGTTAACACGCATATCAATAACCATGGCATCAACAATTAAACCAATATCTCTAGAACAAGTTGCTTGATTATAGTTGAATCCACCGGTGTATTTGTTTGCAAGATAAGTTGTAGTTGCTGTTCCAACTGTAATATAATTATTGTTAATTAATGTTCTAGCATTAATGTATGTTGAATTATAAACTGAGTTACTAATTAACGGATTAGTTAATGTATAGTTAACTGTATTAGATCCGCCACCTGTAGTTGTTACTGTTGAAATAGTGGTAATATTATTCGTAGTCGAAGTAGTTACTGTAGTAGCACCAACAATAGTAATTATTTCACCTAGTAGCGAAGTAGTTGTTTGGTAGTTAGTTGCTTGTGTTCCTGTTGTAACTCCGCTGGCAGAACTCCAACCAGAATATTGAACTTGTGTAGTGATTTGTCCTTGCCCGCTAACAAACCCTACGGTACTATTAGTAGTATTTGCATATTGAACATAATTTGTTCCTACTCCAGTTACAGTAAATGATGTACCAGTTGTAGAGTTAAGACTACTAGGTGTTAGCCCTTGAACAGTAATTTGTTGGCCAATTGTAAATGGAGCAGAAGTTTGACTAGCAAAATTTAATTGAACATATCCTGTACTAGGAGTTGATACTGTAACACCAGTAACTGACAGATAATTTCCTAAACTTGCACTAGCAGGACTGTTGCTCAATACAGTACCAATAGTTGTTGAAATTTGTGTTAATGCAGCAACATATAAACTGTTTAATCCTGCACCAATAGCATTTGCACTGGCAATAAATGTTTGTGCTACGGCACTGCTTGCTGTATTTCCACCGTAAGTTAAATCATAAGCTAATGCTTCGATGATATAGCCTAATGCACGTTTAGTAGAAATAACATCAATAGTAGTTGTAGAATAATTTACAGCAATCCAAGATGTAAATTCGTTTTGCAAGAATAGAATATTGGCCAATAATGCTGATTGTGCCTGACTATTTGCAGAAGGTAATCCTGTAGGGTTGACAAAAGTTGGAACTGTCCTGTTAGGTACCCCTACATTTAATAAATTGGTAATGCTGCTAAACAAATTAGTAATGATAGTGTTAGTTGTTGTATCATTAATAATAGAGTACGTAGCATTGATATAATTGATTGCTCCTTGAACTAGTCCAGTAGTCATAGGAACTAGACTGAGATTTAGGGCATTATTAACTGTCCAGGATAATCCTGATCCGCCAGTGATTATTGTACCATCGATTACGCCTGCTCCGCTAATAGTATCACCTATACCAAACGGCACACTTCCTGTAACACTTCCAGAAATTGTTAAAGTATTAGTAGCAATACTTCCTGTAAAGGTATCTCCAACTTTTTGTGAAGTTAATATACTTCTAATACTTTGTAATATACTATTACCATTAGAATATGTAGGAGCAGTTGCAGTAGGACTAGTATTTGTGCCATCGATTACATGTTGTATTGTTGCAATGTTTGCAGCAATTGATGACGAAATTGTTGTTGCGCCACCATTGATAAATCCGCTACCACCGTTTAGGTATGTTGCATTTGTATACTGAACTACACTAGATTGATACAGCGTAGTACTACCAGAACCAAGTAAGGTGTTGTTAATAATGTTTTGTGCTAGGGTATTTAAATATCCAACCGCAGCTGCGCAGACAGGTTGTTCGCTAGAGTTTAAATGTAGTGTAGCATTGTAGCGGTAACGATTTGCTGCATAAACGCTTTGACTGTTACCTCCATACATTAAATCGTATACTAAACTCCAAACAATATACTTTATATCGCGTTGTGATAACGATGTACTATAGCTTACATTTGGATAATTTGCTGTGATATACGCTGTTATTTCAGCTTGTATGAAAGGAATATTATTAATTAATAAATTTTGAGCACTTACCTGACCAGTAGTTGTTGTAGCAATTGATGGGAAAGTAGGATTTGGTATATTGCCAGACTGAATAATATTAATAATCGATGTTATTGTGTTGGCAATAAATGTTGAAGTAGTTGGAGCAGTTGTAATGTTAGAATTCCAACTGGCTGAACTTGTAATTACACTTGATAAATTAGTCAATGCTCCGACAATTTCAGTTGTAGTTAGTCCTGTATTAGCATACGAAAATGCCAAAGCTGCTTGAATACTTTGGTAATTTGATAAGAATACTACATCAGATGCAACAGCATCTATAACTGAACCAATGTATGTTTGTGTATTGGTTATGCTATAAGAATAAGTTGCCAGTTGCGCCTGAGCATAACCGATAGCATCAACTAGTTGAATATAATAATTTGAAATAATGTCTGAATTATTATTGTTTAATAATAAACTAGCCTGGGTAATACTATTGTAGTTTGATAAAGGAGCAACCGATCCATTAGAAAATACTAGATCGTTTCCAATACTGGTTAAAATATTATCAATAATACCGGCCCAACGTGCTTGACTAAATGTAAATTGATTTACATATTTTCTGTTTAGATAAGCAATAGTTTCAGCTTGAATGAATGATCTATTAGCTTGTAATAATGCTGTAGCATCCATGTATCCTTGGATGCCACTATTTCCTCCCACTAGTGTTACACTTTGAACTGTACTTTTATATTGGGTTGGAGATATTGTATAAACAATAGTTTGACGATACGGTCCGGGTTCTATTGAAGATAAATTTATTAAATTGTCAGCTTGTAATGCAGCAGCACCTACAGTTTTGTAGGCATATTGCCAAGCACGACCTTGTCTTCCACTAGGTGTATTTCTTTGTAAATCATCACCTTTTGTTGCACTAACATATAAATTAACACCGCTATAGTATGTGTTGCTATCAACATAATATTTTGTAGCAGCTTGTAAATCGGTTGAAGAATTAACAATACCTTTACCGTTTAGCGGTGCAGGGTGATCGTTAAGAGTCAACGTGCCAGACATGGTATCGCCATCGCGACGAACTGCATGACGGCGTTGTATCGCTTCAGTAGCTACATAATTTCCTTGTAATGTTGCATCGTAATCTGAATCACTGGTTTGTGGTGTAGTAGGTTCATTTCGAACTTTTAATGCCCCAATAACACTACCAGTTGCTGGATTAATTGGTAAAAAGTTACTGTTGGCATAGCCAACAGTAACTGGCATTTGATTTAGTGTAGTAGTTAAGCTAGGATTTACTGAGCCATAAAACGCATTAAATTGTGCTACTAGTGCTGGACTAGGATCAGACAAACGCCCAATAGTAAAATTTGCCGCATTTAAAAAATTTCCTAATGTCGGACTAGAATCGCTCTGAAGTGTGCCGGCTGTTGAACTAATAGTTAACGTACTATTATTTGAATTATTGATGGTAATATTTGTGCCAGCCACTAGTGTTCTTGCAGATAATGCACTACCACTAGTATTTGCCATAATAATTTGATTAGCACTATAAGCTGTACTTGCCACAGCACCTAATGTCGTAGCTGTACCAGTGGTACTATTGATTACAGTAATAGTAGTAGATGATGCTGCTGTAATTAAATAGTTTCCATTATAACCAGATGGCGAACAACCGCTAATAGTAATATTTTGTCCTGTAGTAAATGGACTTAATAATACATTTGGATTAGAAAATGTTATAGTTGTAGAACCAGTAGACGGACTACCAGCAACAATATTTGTAATACTAAAACTTGCCGTACCAGGTGCGTCTGCTAAGTTACTAAATTTAATTTGACCGCCAGCACCAAATACAGCATACAGCTCTGTAAAGTTATTATTGATTTTGGTAAAACTATCGCGAATACTATCGCCTGTACCGTCATTACCTTGTACACCTACGTTAACTAATTGTTGTGACATATATTAAACTCCGAAGCTGCTACCACAGCCGCATGTTGTTGTTGCATTAGGGTTTTTGATACTAAAACTACTACCCATTAAATCTTCTTTATAATCTATTTCTGCACCTGTGAGGTATTGCATGCTCATGCTGTCTACAAGTACTTTATATTGGTCTAACGGGATTTCAAAATCATCCTCGTTCATTTCTTCGTCAAATGTAAAACCGTAGCTGAAGCCACTACAGCCTCCACCTTGTACAAATGTACGTAATGCTAATTTAGGATTGTTTTCTTCAAGGAGTAAATCCTTGATTTTTGCTTTTGCTGATTCAGAGATTGTGATCATGATTGCCCTCGATATGTTATTTATCAAAGGCTTTTTATAATCTTAATGTAAATTAAATGTAAATACTAGCATGTACTTGAGCATAGAATATCAACAAACACAGCACATACGTGTGAGCAAACGCGGTAACTATCATAGTTATTTTCGTAAAAAACGTATTGTGATTTTTAGTTGCGATTGTTGTCAGGGAATTTTTAAACGAGACAAAGGAGACATAGATCCTAAACGTTTAGATAATAACTATTATCATGTATGCGGCAACTGCGATGCTAAAAAGTTTGCCCAAGAAAAAGGCGTAGAAGCACGTAAAGTTTGGGATATGCCAGTTAGCAGTCTTAAGACGCTAGACCAATTCTAGAACTAATAACGTTCCAGTTGATAATTTTCCATTGATTAGATAGATACTTTTTCTTTTCACTTTGATAGTCTAATGCCCACGCATGTTCCCACCAGTCAACTATTAAAACAATATCCATCTTAATTTCGTGGTTCTTGATAGTTTTAATTTTACCATCTCGAGCTAGGTATACCCAACCACTACCTTGTATTTTCATTGCTTCTTTTTCAAAATCAGCTGTAAATTTGTCAAATGTTTTAAAATGTTTAGTTATAAACTCGCCAGCAGAACCGTCTGGATCATTACTTCTTGCAGGTTCTTGATATTGAGTAAACAATAAATCGTGTAAAAATGCACCTGCTTCATTAAAATCAGCATCGCCTTCGCCGTTATTAAACCGATCAACATATCCTTTGTATAATTTTCCATAATGGTAGTTGATAGTATCCTCACTGATACTAGGTTCTAACGCATCGCGTTTGTAAGGCAATTTAGTTTGTTCTAAAGTTTTAGGAGTTTTTCCTTCATTTAGGCTAACATAACGAATAAAATTATACATAGTGTAATATTTAGCGATATAAATAACATGGAGGATAATATACCATGTTAAAATTTATCAAAAGTTTCTTTAAAAAGCAAGAAGCATCTGTTGCTGAATATAAAGTAGAAGCACCAGCACCAGTTGTTGACGTTGCACCAGTTCCAGCCGGCACACCGCTAGTAAACGATGCTGGTGTAGTTGTTGCTATTGCTGATGGAAAACCTGCTAAAGGCCCTAAGGTTAAGAAAGAGCCAGCGGCTAAAAAAGCATCAGCTGTTAAGAAACCACGTAAGCCTAAAACGCCTAAAGCAGAGTAAGTTCTTTAGCCTGCTCGTAAAGCGCAAAGCTGGCTAGATTCTTGCCCTTGCTTTCGCACATGATATCGTGCGTACCTAAAAAGCTCAATGCCCATTCATTCGTTGCTGTGTTCCAGTAAAAGTCTGAATGTGCTCTGAGCTTTTGCTTTTTGTAGCCTTCTAGAATAAGCTGGGCATGAACAGGTGCGGTAGACTGGTCGTGGTCGATAAGATAATCCTCACGACTAACTGAATAGTGACAAGTAGGCCGCATACCACGCCAGCTATCAACAACCCTCTTAACACGGTCATCGTTGGCGTTAATGTACTCTCCCTCTCGGATCCAATGATGATGTATATCGAGGACAATAGGAACAACATCACTAATAGTAAGACAATCATTTAACCCCCATGAGTTTTCTTCGTTCTCAATTGTAATACAGTTGCGGGCCTCGGGTGTGAGTAACTTGTAGGCACGTCTAATACCTTCGGGACCTTGTTTACCCGAGATGTGTACGTTGATTTTGAAATCCTGGAAGGATTTACCATAGCCCATGTAACGTGCCATATCTGCATGATATTCAAACTCGGCTATCGAACGCTCGACAATGCCAGGGTTATCACTTGCCAGAACTGTAAACTGACCAGGATGCATAGACAAGCGAATATTACTATTGCGAGCAATGTCGCCCACTCGCGCAAAGTGCTTTTCGCAGTATGATACAACGTCAGGTTTACGCCAATAATCAGCAAAGTCAGCGTGAGTATAAGCAGGGAGAATGTCACTGCTAATCCTAACC